CTCCAATTCCTTGATCTTCTTCTTATTCTTCTCCTTAGCAAGCTTCTCACTGATCTTCTGAAGTTCGTTAAGCGTATTCTCACTGCTCTGCTCTTTCTTCGTATAACCAACTTCCATGTAAGCGTAGTTGGTGAGCATTGCCATGATTACGGCTTTACGAGCTTTCGGCTTGAGATTAACTCCAGGGGCCGAACGCTTAGCAATCAGGATGTTGATCAGCTTCTCTAGCACGTCACAAAAAGGCTGTAGATCTTCACGTCCTTCGCATGAGATTTCGCACTTCGGGTTCTTAGCGTATACTGCCGGTACCAACGCAGTCGTATTGGCGAAAACAATATTCTCACTTTCGCGTCCTTTGGTGGACAAGCGAGTACCAGCTTCTTTATCTGTGGCAATGTCGGATGAGTCACGACGAACTTGATGGTCATTGCGATAGTAAGCGATAGCCGTGTCCCAGCGATCAACATCACCACCATCCTTGATTGCAGAGATAGCTGCTTCTTTACGAGACTTCCAAATCTTCCCATAAGTCTTGCTTACAGGAACCTTCTCTTCGCTAATTACGCGGTACTGAGGAGAGTAGTCGTCTTCCATAGGCTCCGCGGGAGTGTCAGGTACAACACCCTCGTCAGAGTTCTGAATAAACGACGACATGCGGTCTTCTACAGAAGGATCAGGCTTCATAATATCCTCACACCGCGTACTGTTCGGGGTCCATCTCAGTCCAGCTATGCAAATACCCAGGAACTGCTAGTGCATTACGCATCAGATGAGCAGGCTCAGGAGCGTATGACAGCATATACTTGAGTGCATCCATAGAATGGTCGTTCTTATCAGTCGGTTCGTCGATCCTAACACCCTGTGAGTTCGTTTTCCAGTAATAACCACTCATCTCGCTGTGGAGCCATGTGAGGTTATCAGAAAAATACAAGAACGGAGAGTTAGGTTCTCTAGTGATCGGGTGTTCGTGATACGTCTGACAGCCTAAGTACGACGACACCTTAGTAATGCCGTTCATAATGTCGTTGTTACCCCTAGCAAACATCAGACTAGAGTCAACTTCGAAGAACAGATCCGAGATTGACTTGCCTACGAGCTTACCACCAGCAGAATGACGACGGAAGATAGCAGGATCGGCATAGATGAAGTTCTTAGACTTCGCAGCCCACCTATGTCGTATGTCTCTGATCTCTTTAGCCTGCCATTCTATAGGTGCTTCAGGCTTGTGAAACCCGTCAACCACGAAGATATTGCCACGAAGATCGACAAACGCGAGTAGATAACACGATGGCGCCTGAATACCGAAATCGTACCCTTCGATCCACGTAAGTTTAGCACCAATGCGTATCTGAGACGCCATGTATAGCATGAGTGCGTCATGACGAATGACATGCGTGCCGGTGTTGAAGTCAGGGTACACGAGACCCTCGTACGCAGCCCACTCTCCACGAAGGAACCTGTCACGTTGCTGTCCTTTGTACACAGACTCCAGGTTCTCAATGAAGTCTGCTTCTAGTACGTGAGCATTCTCGTACGTAGAGCCTTCAACTAAGCTCATAAGCATGATCGGCTTACCATCAGGACCATAGACTACCTTACCATCACGATCACGACGGCATAGAAGCTTGTCCGAGATACGCCCAGTCTTCTCATAAATCTTAAGAGGCTCAACGAGTTCAGAATAGACCCAGTTACGTGTCGGGTTAGTCGTCAGCATCATCCAACGAGGACCCGTACGCGGCATAGTAGGATCGTCTCCTTTGTAGATGGTGCTACCACGCAGACGACCGACAAGATCAGTAAAGTCTTTGTGGACAATCTCCGGGTCTTCCAACTGGTCCACAACGATCCAATCATAGGTAGCGGAAAGAAGATTCGATGTACTGCCTCCATCCTCCGTAGATGTGCGCTGACTGATATATCGGAAGTTGATTGTCGTTCCGTTAACAAGAGTACAGGTGTTGTCACTATTCTTGCTTCGAGGAAAGTTGGCGATCCACTCTGTAGGACAGAAGTCAATGAACGTCCTCCGCAACGTGTCATTCAGCTTCGGATATGTAGAACGTGCCATCAAGCCATTGGAACCGGGATAGTCTTTCGCCAGTTCCAATGCTTTGATTACAGCAGCAGACGTCTTACCGTTTCCGTACCCACCTCCCATGATCTGAAAGGGGGTACGGAGCTTGAAGAACTTATCATGTATGCTGCCTTCTTTAAGAATATAGGTCTTTGCCATTTACTTAGCTGTCCAACCTGTATTTCCTGCACCGCTCGTCTTCACATACAGAGTGGTAGATGCTCCACCAGATGTATTCAGATACAAACTACCAACAGGAGCAGTGAGAACGCCTTCAGGAGAACCGGCACCCGTTGAGATAGTACAACCAGCACTTCCAAGATTTAGGCTGTAAGAGTATGTGATCTTGAATCGCTGTGCTGCTTGTCCAAGATCGATTGCGTTATCCGTAGCAGCACGGAAGTTAGTGCTACCCATACGATAACGTTGCGTATTAGCAGTATAAAAATCCCAGTAGTCCGAGGCGAAGTTGTATTCAATACGACCATCCTGCACATCATTCAAGCCGCATGTAATAGCAGCAACTGACGCACTGTTAGTCGTCTCAAGATTGATACCAGGATTACCACTACCACCGTTGACTAACAGACCTTGGGCACTGGTATATGTAACTGGAGTTGCACGACCAAGCAGCAGCTTACTATCTGTAAGAACAACATCCTGCGTGCGGTCGATGACAAGATTGTCGGTAGATGCGTTACTATCCGTGTAGGTTGCAGTAACAGCACGTCCAAGCGTGTTACCGACAGTAGTATTTCCTTCAGGACGAGCTGCAATCAACCAAGATGAGATATAAGTCCAAGTGACTGCACCGTCAGAAACAGAACCAGATGTATGTACCGGAGCAGAACCACCAGTTGTTCCAGAACCCGTAGATACATACAAGTTTAGACCATTGACGCGGAAGACACCCGCACCACTGATAACTTGTCCAGCACCCCAGTTCGTGTACCCAGTCAACTCAATACGAACGCCGTATGCTTGAGTCGGAACTGCCTGATCGTCGTCACACGTATTACCAGAGATCGTATTGTACGAACCGCGTCCACCAAATCCAGCATGGATCCAGATACCTGCCCAAGTAGACAAGCCACCCTGACGATTGTTCTTACAGACGTTGCCAGTGATCGAGTTATACGAACCCCAAACACCGATACCCGCGTTGTCGTTTGCTACACAGGTATTTCCGACGACAGTGTTGTAATCGCCAGAGATCGAGATACCATTGTCGCCAGTACCTTCTGCATAGTTACCCTGAATGATGTTCAGAGAGCAGGTGTAATTCATACCAATAACTTCGAGTGCAGAATTCTTTCCTCGATTAGCAAGGATCGTATTCTTCTGCGCACTAGCAGTCATGTGAATACCAAAACCACCGCCTTGATCGAAGTCGTTGAACGCAACTGTGCATTCCTGACAACCTGCAAGACCAATAGCAGTACCTTCAGGGTTTTCAAACTTGTTGTCCAGTACATAACACTTCGTCACACCCGAACCAGACAAGGCAACAGTGCCAGTGGATGCAGACGGTGCGTTAATGAAGACGTTACCTTCAAGATGACAGTCTTCGCATGTGTTGAGGAAGACGACGAGAGCATCTGTAGGTGTTACAGACGAGTTACCGTCCATAATGAAACCACGTACAGCAGAATCAGTCGTTCCATTGAATGCGATCATACGCGAGTTAGATGCACTCACCATCTTGAGAGTAGGAAATCCTAGACCAAGAAGCTGTACGTTGTCTGGAATTGTGACTGTAGCATCTAAAATATAATCGTAACCGTTATTTGGAGCATACATCTGTCCACCACCAGCGGCAGACAATGTATTAAGTGCATCCTGTAGTGCCGTAGTGTTAACTGTTACACCATCAGGAATAACACCATAGTCAAATACCGTAGCTTCAATATCATATAGAGCAGGATCAGCAAAACCAAGGTTCCGTCGACCACCATTGCCACTCAGATCACGAACACGAGCCATGTCACACTCCGATTTTCACTTCGATGTTGGAAGCATCAGCGTCACGCACTACCTTGATGACGAGACCTTGGCTCATCGATCCGTTCTTAGACTGATCAGTAATACCAGCACGATCTAGCGTAGCAATCGCAGCTTGAAGTTTATTCTTCTCGTTCTTACTGGTGTTCATGATACCAACAAGGACGTTAGCTGCACTAGCTGCCTGTCGTACGATAATGTCCTGTGCTGCCTTAGTCTGTCCAGCAACAAAGGCTTCGATCATAGTACGCTGAGCCCATTCATAAGCTTCTGTAGCCATGATGGACTGTAGCTGTTCTAGATCACACTTAAGAGCATAACAAATCTCAGTGTCAGGCAAACCCAGGAATTTAAATCCGATGATTGCACTAATGACTGTCATCTCTCGAGCATTAGAAGGAAGCTCTTCTACTCGAACAGTCGTCTTAGGTGCAGGCAAAAACGTAACCTCCGACAGAGAGATGTTCTCTGCCGGAGCTTGTACGTCTTGCTCGATGAACTTCTTGGTCACTGTATCAAACAAGCGACCATCAGCCATCTTCATTATCATTAGAACCTACCAACTCCGTAAAGTTGTTTACGAAGTCCCTTAGAGATCGTATCACGCATGTTCGGTGCACGAGGATTGACAGCAGGTGCACCCATGTCGACAGCCCACGGGGGAGTATTCGGATTAGAAGTCATACCCTGCGGTCCACGCATAAGAATGGACTGCATAACTTCCAAGTCCTGTGGCGAAGGCTCATACGCACCAGCATCAACCATAGGCATACGCGGTTCGATACCGTCAGCGAACTCAGGCGGTGTGTCAGCAATCATACGCTGTGGTGCAGGGAGCTTACGCTGTTCAGTAAT